TTGTGCAGCGGCATGATCGCCGCGTCGCCCGTCTTGTCTATCTTTGCCATATTACCAACGTTTAACTAATCTTGATTTAGGTTCAAATCCCCAATGGATGCGGATGCGGTCACGTCTGATGGTTTCGTTACGTGTTGCCGTAGCCTTCACCACACGAGCGGCACGATGTTCTTTCGTCTCATTCTTGATTTGCTCACGCGCTGCTTCCTCACGGCTTATCAGATAGAGGTTAGACAGGTCGCAGTTCTGGCGATTGCCGTCACGGAAAGCGATGTTGTGTCCGTCGGGTATAGGCCCGTTGGCTTGCTCCCACACATAACGATGTTTCAGCACCATTTTGTGCTCCATGCTTACTTTCAGATAGACGTAGCCGTTTTCATCGATACGCTCATAACCTATGGGCTTCGTGTTGTGGGGCAGCTGACCTTTCTTGAATCGTGTCTGACTGCTGCGACGTATGCCGTCGGCTGTCATAAACTCCTCGATGCGCTTGCCCTTGTTGGCTGGCTCCTGACCTTTGACAAATCGTGTGGCAATGCTCCGAGGATGTTGCGAACACTTGCGCCCTACCTCTGCTAAAAACTCACGGCTTTTGCGAAGTCCGAGAGCCTTTGCCTTGTTCCAGATGCTCTTCTGGTCGTGCCGTGTCTTCACTATCAGCACGTCAATGGGTGTGTCGGCATAGTGACGTTTCAGATAGGCCGTTTGTCGGTCAGTCCAAGGACGCTTCACGTTTACCTTTCTTCGCAGTCCGAGAACCTTTGCACGGCTTCGCAATGCCTTTTCTGTCACTCCTAATCTTGCCGCAAGGCTTCCGAGGTGAGCCGTAGGATAGAGTCGCCGCAGTAGTGCGTCACGTTCTTCGTTCCATACTTTCTTCATCCTCCATCTCCTTTTGTAGATTGTTGATATAATCCTTTGCAACCTGCTCCGACTGACATTTGAACCGGAAGTTTGCCAAAGCATATCGGGTGCAAATTTCTACCACGTCAGTCTCATCACTTGGGATGTGAGCTGCTACGATGTCGCTCACTCTAATGATGACATCGCCATTTCTATGAATCTTTGCCATAGTCTTATCGTATTTTGCCCTCTTTCTTCAGCGTGTCGAGCATCACGTCCGTACCACGAATGTAGGATGTCACGCTCACCTCACGAATCAGTTCTTGCATCTTGTAGTCCAGATTGAACTCCCGTGCCAGACGCTCACGCCACATGGCGAGGCTCTCGTCTTCTTTGATTGGTGGTACTTTCATGCTTTGCCCTCCGTCTTTAGGTTGTCGAGTAGTTCAAGTGCCCGATTCAGTTTGATGCGGTTGCGCTTGTTTGAGTTATACAATCCGCGTCGTACCTTGTCGGCTTCGGGCGATGCCTTGCCGGATAGTCTCACCTTGTTTTCGGTGACGGTTATCTCCAAACTATCCCGATGCGGTATGCGTCGCATGTCGAGATACTTGATGATGTTCTTCGGGTTCACGCTGTCGAGCATGTCGAAGAAATCCTCCTCGTCAACGTGTAGAATCACCTTGCGGTTCTTCTTTTGGTCGTCGCCCTTCTTAGGGTCAACCATCATCACGTCGTTAATCGTGCAATAGTTCAATGTCAGTTTCATACGCTTTCCTAATTCGTTCAATTAGTGGTCTATCTCATTCCGTCAATAAATTCGTTGAGTGCGTTGGTGGCATCCTTGTCGCCCTTGTCCTCGGGCTTCGCTGCCGCCTTCGCCGCCGTGCCGCCCAGAGCCTTCGCGTAACTCAGGCACAGCATCTCCTGCTGATAGAGCAGACCGCAGAGCGGGTGCTGCTTGCGGATGGTCTGCCCCATGCTGCCGTTCTCGAATATCACCGCGCCATCCTTGATAATCGTCTCGCGGTAGGTGTCGCGTATCTCCAGCGCGTTCGCATAGTTGCGGATGGTCAGGTTCAAGT